CCGTAAATGAATCAATCGAAATTCCTTTAAAGTCGATGGTAAACATTGCAAATCAGACTATTCAAAATTATTTGGAAAATTTAGATGAATCAACTAAAAAGAAAGTATTTCATATTTTAGCTAGTCGGCCTGAAGATTTAGAAAAAGAATTTTTTGAAATTAAAGAGTCAACAGTTTCTAAATTAGAAAATCTTTTAGAGAAAGAAAGTGAAGATGATATGAAACAGAAGTTAGTTGAAACTATTCAAAAAATTAAGGATGAGAATTACGAACAGGTCAACTACATTAGATTGAAACAGTTGGAAGAATCTATTTCTCAGACTGATTCCTAAGATATTGTTGGTGTTTTGCAACTTTTATTTGTTCCCTTTTCCTAACTGATTTTTTTTCATACTCTTTTAATTCAACCAATCTTTGGTTTTGTTTTGTTTTGATTACCTTGGACTTTAAGGTCTTTAAGGCTTTTTCAATGTTTGAATCAACTTTTACTAATAACATATATCATACATATATTTGGAATATGTAAAAAGATTTACTATTTTTAATTAAAATAAACTACATAGTATCAAAAAAAACCCTATGAAGAAGGGAAAAACAATTAACATTAATCAATACGATTCAATTAAAACATTTTACGGTACTGTTGATTCAAAAGAACTTAAATCAATTTACATAAACATTCAAACTTGGGTAAACCCATTGGAAAACAAAGATAGTTGGAGTAATGTTGTTAATACTTTAAACCGTTCCATAAAACATTCAATTTTTTCATCATTAGATAGAGAATTGTTTAAAGAAAATTTTATAGTTGACTTGGACTTGAGAACTAGTGGGATTAGGAAAGACAAAAAATCTTTTATGAACTTGGAAATCAACTTATATACCAACTGTTTATTAGATTTTAAGTCAAATGAAATTAGAGATTCCGTAATAAAAATTATAAAAAAAATTTATAGGGAAAATATAATTAACAACAGACATTTTAATTTTTCATCGTCAAAAAACTCAGAAACGTATCAAACTATCTAAAGAAGTATATTTATTGAGAAATATAAAACAAATATGAAAATTTTGGGACCTAATCAGACGGGTAAGGGCATTCTAATAGAAATGGATGCTGGGTTCGTAAATCCGAAGGATAGATTGAATGAAGATTTTATCAAAGAACAAAAAGATATTGATTATAGAAACCCTTTTGAGTTTTATGCCGTTTTACAAAAATATGGTGTACCAAATAGAAATGGTCGTGTATATCCTGAGAGAATATTAAAGAGAGAAGCTGACAGATATAAGACAGCAATAAAAAAGGGATTATCAACATCCGAATTAAACCATCCAGAATCATCACTAATCGATTTAGACAGAGTTTCACACATAATAACTGATGTGTGGTGGGACAACAACATTCTTATGGGTAAACTCAAATTATTAACTTCACCAGGGTTCCACGAAAGCGGTGTAGTATCCACAAAAGGTGATATTGCGGCAAACCTAATGAGACAAGGTGTCACGATGGGAGTTTCATCACGTGGTGTTGGTTCATTAAAAAAAGTTGGTGAACAAAATGAGGTTCAGGATGACTTTGAATTAATATGTTTTGATTTAGTTTCATCACCATCCACACCAGGAGCATACCTTTTTTCAAATCCTGAAGATAGAAATAATTACGAAGAAAACCTTGAGGAGGAAAGAAAAGTTCATCAGGAAGAAAAAGGTTTTGGTAAGTCAGTTGATTTAATGAGAAGATTGTCCGATTATTTGGGTAAATAAAATTAAAACATATGGATGAAAAATATTTTGTAGCAAAAGTTGTTTATGAGTTACCCGATGAAAACTCAGGAAGATTAAAAAAAATGAGAGAAGAAAAACTTGTTAAGGGTTACTCACCTACGGATGTCGAATCTAAGGTAACAGAAAAATATCGCGGTTTTCAACACGAATGGAGAATAACAGCAATTGTTGAAAGTAAAATTGACGAAGTAATTCAATAAAAAAGGGGAGTTTTTACTCCTCTTTTTTTTTGCTATAAAAATTTGTACTTCAACAAATGTAATTTTTTGTTGTTTGTGCAGTATTTATAGTAAAAAAATTCTATGTCGCAAAAAGATTTAGTAGAAGAGGCTTTACTCCAAATGAGAAATGTGGAGAATGTTATAGCCGAAAACGCAAAAGGAATACTTGCTTCAACTATGAAGGAAGAAATCAGTCAGTTGGTAAAAGAGTCTCTATCTGAACAAGATGAGATTGAGCTTGATGCAATGACAGATGTTGATGTCGATGACGACTCAATGGATGTTGATGCTGATGAACTAGAAATGGATTCGGATGAAATGGATGATATGGATTTCGAAGATGAAGATGAAACTATTGATTTGACAGATGCTTCTGATGAAGAAATCTTGGCAATTTTCAAACGTATGGGTGATGAGGATGGAATTATCGTTAAAAAAGACGGTGATGATGTTCACATAAAAGATACCGATGAAGATGTTGAATACCTCGTCAAAATGAATGAAGAGGAGGAAGATGAATTAGAAGAAATGGAAAAGGAAATGGGGGAATCTTATTTGGATGAAAAGGATACAGACCTTGAGGCTGTTTTAGACGCATTGTACGCTGAAGGCGAATACAATGAAGATGAAACGGAAGAAGAAATGGAAGAAGATGACATTATGTATGAAATCGTAATGGATGAGGATGACGATGAAATGGAAGAAAGTTCACACGAGGGTATGGAAATGGAGGAATCTTATGACGAAATGGAAGAAGGTTCTGAAGACTACAATCTCGAAGAGGCAAAAATGACTGTAAAACCTAAAGGCGTTGGGATGGGAAGTCCTAAATTTAAATATGGTAAATCATTACCTAAAAAGGGCTTCGACGACCACAAAAAACAAGGACCAACTAAAATGGGTACTGGTAAAGCTAAATTCGAATTTAAAGAGGGTGAAATGGAAGAGGACTATGGTTCTAAGAAACACGAATACAGACGTAAGAATGTAGACGGTGTTGAAAAGAAAGCTGGCGAAGAAAAAGGACACTACAAAGATTACGAAAAAAAGGAAACTAAAGAAGCTGCTAGAACTTATGGATTTGGTTCAAAAGAAGGTAGGGGTTTGAGAAAAGGTGTTACAAATAATCGTAATTACAATTATACAGACAATGGTGTAAAAGTTGAGTCTATCAACGCAGAGATGAAAATGCTTAGAGAAAAGAATGAAGAATACAGAAAAGCGTTAAATATTTTCAGAGAAAAATTGAACGAAGTTGCTGTTTTTAATTCAAACTTAGCTTACGCTACTCGTTTGTTTACTGAACACTCTACTACAAAGAAAGAAAAAATAAACATTCTTAGAAGATTCGACTCAGCAGAAACTTTAAAAGAATCAAAACAACTCTACAAAACAATGAAAGATGACCTTTCAAAAGTAGAGACACAAGGACTTAATGAAAGTGTTGAAAGAAAAATCAACAACCAAGCAAGTTCAGGTTCTTCAACAAGTTTAATCGAATCTAGAGCTTATGAAAATCCACAATTCTTAAGAATTAAAGATTTAATGTCAAAACTCTAAAAAATAAATAAACTAAAAAAAACAAAATTTAATACTAAAATGGGAGCATTATTAGAATCAGGTCTTGTTGGTAACATTGGTCTTAAGCACCTTAAAGTTATCAAAGAAGATACTATTAACAAATGGGAAAAATTAGGTTTCCTAGAAGGCTTAAAAGGCCACCTAAAAGAGAACGTTGCTCAGTTATATGAAAACCAAGCATCATACCTCATTAACGAAGCTGCGTCTACCGCTGACTCAGGTTCTTTCGAAACTGTTGTGTTTCCAATCGTACGTAGAGTTTTCTCTAAACTTTTGGCTAATGATATCGTTTCTGTACAAGCTATGAACCTTCCTATCGGTAAGTTGTTTTACTTTGTACCAAACATTCAGTCATACACAGGTGCTGGCGCTAACGAGCACTGGGCTCCTTACGGTTCACCTAATGCTGCTGCAGGTCAAACACCAAACAGTGGTTACGACTACAACATTCAAAAAGACCTTTACGATAGATTCTACGAAGGTAACGAACCAGCTTTAGACCCACCAGGTCTTTACGACTATTCTAAAGGTCAATTTTCTTCAATTACAGCTGGTAACAGAACTGTAGTTTGGGTAGGTGACCAATTAGTAGTTTCAGGTTATGGATATTATGGTGACTACAGAAAAGTTCTTTTGGTTATGTCAGGTTTCGCATCTGATGGTGCTGGTAAACTTATCGGTCCTAACGGTCAACCTATGGACACTGAAGAATTCTTAGCAGATTTAACTATCAGAGGTGCTGCAGGAAATATAACTACATCTGCGAATACAAACAACAATTACCTATTTAGAGTTGTAACTCAAAGATATGGTAAAGGTATTGTTCAGTATGGTCAAAACGAAACATTAGGATTCCCTGAAAGTTTAACTGATGGTGGTACTTACTACGACGTTTGTGATGCTGAAGGTAAGATTTACTTGGAAGTTGATTTACAGGTTCCTGCTGAAGTAGGTGCTAATTCAATTGACGGTTACACAGGTTCAACATTCTCTTCTACGAGTGCAAACGCTCAAGCGTTCACTACTACTTACAGAATCTACAAGAATCTTGAATTCGAAGATAAAATTGGTGAAGTTTCTTTTGACCTACAGTCAGTTACTGTATCTGTAACAGAAAGAAAACTTAGAGCTCAATGGTCTCCTGAAATGGCTCAAGACGTTGCAGCATTCCACAACATCGACGCTGAGGCTGAATTAACAGCTTTGTTGTCTGAGCAAGTGGCAGCTGAAATCGACCGTGAAATCTTAAGAGACTTAAGAAAAGCGGCAGCTTGGAACTTACGTTGGGATTACAACGGATGGAAGAGATTAGGTTCAAACGCAGTTCCTTACACACAGAAGGACTGGAACCAAACTCTTATCACAGCAATCAACCAAATCTCAGCTCAAATCCACAAGTCTACACTTAGAGGTGGAGCTAACTGGATTGTAGTATCTTCTGAGGTATCTGCTATCTTTGATGACTTGGAATACTTCCACGTTTCAAATGCAGCTCCTGAGCAAGACCAATACAATATGGGTATCGAGAGAGTTGGAACATTGGCTGGTAGATATCAGGTTTACCGTGACCCTTACTTCCCTGCAAACCAAGTGTTGTTAGGTCACAAAGGAACATCGTTACTTGATACAGGTTACATTTACGCACCGTATGTACCTCTACAATTAACTCCTACAATGTACAATCCATTCAACTTCACACCAATCAAGGGTATTATGACAAGATACGCTAAGAAGGTGGTAAACAACCGTTTCTACGGTAGAATTACAGTTGATGGTGTAAGAACATTCGACTTGAGAGAATTGAGATAATCTATCTCTTATTAAATAGAAAGGGGACCAATGGTCCCCTTTTTTATTTTATATACTTTGATTTATAAAAACATAAAGTTATTAAATTTTAACCTTATGTGTTTTACGTAAAGATTTTAAAAGAATTTCTGTTTCTTCAAGAGAATAAACACCAGAAAATAAGGCTTTTTCACAAGCTAATTTCATCATAAGTAATGCTTGTTCTTCTTGTATACTATCAATTAAATCATCCAAATGTTCAGTACTGTAATAAAAAACAGAACCAAATAGTTGACCTATTGGTTCATTGTTGGGTTGGTTTTCAATATTGTCGTTTTCGTTCATAAGAATATTTATTAATATAGTAAATTATGGAAAAAAAACAAATCGATGAAGCTGTTTTAGAACAGATAATGAAAGAAGACTTGGCTGTTTGGTTTGGTAAAAAGAAAAAACCTAAAGGAAGTAAACAACCCTCGGGTCCTTGGGTTAATATATGTAGAAAAAAAGAGGGTGGTGGGCATCCTCCTTGCGGAAGACCTGATGCGGACAGTAAAGGATATCCTAAATGTAGGGCTGCAGGTGTTGCATCAAAGATGTCTGACTCTCAGAAAAAAGCCGCTTGCGCACAAAAGAGAAGAGAAGAAAAAAAAGAACCTAAAGTAGGTAAAGGAAACAAACCAACTATGGTTTCTTACAAACCTAAGAAAAAGAATGAAAGTATTAAAGATACAATATTAAGAGTTCTTAAAGA